CCCCCTGTACGATAGTTCTGCAACATTCGGGGATGGCCTCGAGGCGCTGAGGGTACTCTGGGAACAGCATAAGAAGCTGGGTGTCAAGACGGTCTGTGTAGACTCGATAGACTGGCTACAGCAAAAGGCATGGAAATCCATTTGCTTGGAGCATAATGTTGACTCAATTGAGAAGCTACCTTTCGGGAAGGGCTACCAATATAGTCTTAGTTTGTTCCAGACATTTTTAGCTGGACTCGATTCGCTGAGGGCGTTGGGTATGGATATTATCCTGCTCGCACACTCCCAGATAGTGAGAGTTGAGTCTCCAATATTAGACCCCTACGACACTTACACCATTAAGGTTGATAAGCGTCTGAGGGGGACACTCTTGGAGTGGTCGGACCTCGTCCTCTATGCAGAATTTGAGACATTCACAAGGAAAGCCTCTGAAAAGTTTGGTCAGGCTGTGTATAAGGGTACGTCCACTGGGAAACGTATTATGCACACCACTGGCGCGGCGGGCTATGAAGCAAAGTCCAGAATTAACATACCGTCCCCGCTTCCATTAGATTGGTCGGTATTGAAACAGGAAATAAGTAAATCAAGAAAAGGAGAGTGAATATGAATTTGAATTTCGATTCCACATCCATTGCAGTGTCTGAATCAATGGACTTTGCGGCAATCCCTGAAGGAAAATACACCATCGGGATAACTCAGACCGAGGAGAAAACATCTGGTAAAGGTAACCGTTACCTCAACCTACAACTCCAAGTATTGGACGGACCACACAAGAATCGTGTCCTGTTTGATATTATTAATCTCTATCACCCTGATGATAATGTGCGGGAGATAGCTGAGAGGACACTCAAGAATATCTGTGACGCGGTCCGAGTACTAAAGCCGACTGCCTCAGAGCAACTCCACAACATCCCCCTGATGGCCGTCGTCTCGATGGAGACTGACAGTCAATACGGGGACCAGAATAGGGTCAAGAAGTATTTGCCACTGAACTCTGTGACAGACACCAAAATCCAACTAGATAAGCTGGACGCACTACCCAAGAAACAGGCGGACGCTCCTGCTACGGATGGTCCAGTCAAGGACGATATACCGTTCTAGACGTGCCTGTAAATAATAAAACTAAAACGTGCCATATCTGTGAGCAGGAATATACCCCTGCTCAGTACTCGACTCAAAAATACTGCTCACGGTCCTGTAAAGATAAGGCGCGTTCTCTAAAATTAATTGATGAGGGTGTCCCCCGGAAGGGGGGCTACAATAGGTCAGTTTACATACGGGTCTGGATGAAAGCCCGTGGGGAAACAGACTTTACTGCTCCATGTACATACTGTGGCCGGGAATTAAAAGTCGATGACAAATTTTGTCTGGACCACATAGTCCCACGGTCCCAACTTAACTATTTAGAAGTCCGAAAAGAGGGCAATCTTTGCCTTTCATGCCCCGAATGTAACCAAGCTAAGGGGTCACTTTCAGTAGAAGAATTCACAGGGAAAAATAATGAATGATCATGTCAGGATAGTAACCGCGGCCCAGAAAAGGATTGATGAGGGGGTCGCCTCAATTAAACGCCGCAAAAGAAAAGCAAGGGAGAGCTACAGGTGTTATCTGGCATACATGAAAATTAGAAAATTAATTTAAGGGAGAGATATGCAAATTTCTATGTTCCACAATGCCAAGTCAACGCGGCCAAGCGCCTTTGACTCGGAAGAACTGTGGGAAAATATAAAGGATGGGAAGTGGAGACAGGAGATCGAGACACTGAGAGAGACCCTCAACTCATCCGGCAAGGCTGAGTATAATGAACAGAAAAAGGAACTGTATGCAGTCACACTCTCAGGCTTGTTTAGGGGGAGGGGGGCGGAGACAATGGTCAGGTACAGTGGCCTGTTGCAGGGCGACATTGACTCGGTCGAGGACCCTGAAATTTTAAGGGATAACCTCGCACTCGATAAGCACGTCAGGGCGTCGTTTCTCAGCCCGAGTGGGAGGGGCGTCAAGGTCGCTATTTGTGTGGACCCGGACCCAGATAAACATAAGGAATCTTTCCTTAACGCTGAGGCTTATTTTAAAGAGAATTACGGCGTAAAAATTGACCCTGCTTGTAAAGATATCGCGCGACTATTGTTCATTAGCCATGACCCTGAACTCAAAGGTAACGTGGATTGTGTCCCGCTTGAAATTCAGGAAGAAAAGGGACTGTTCTTTGACGCGACCAAGGTCTTCGAGGACCCGACCAAGTCAGAATATGAGAAGGCTGAGTTTGCGCTGAAAAATATTGACCCTGACAGGTACGACACTTGGTTCGCTGTCGCCTGCTCACTCAAGTCTATGCTCGGTGAGGACGGGTACAAGCTCTGGGATAATTGGAGCCGTCAGTCTGAAAAATATAATGCTAAAGAGATGCGCTACAAGTGGGACAGTATCTCACAAGCTGGGGGGATCACCGGGGGGACTGTGATTGGTCTGGGGGGCGTCGAAGACTTACCGCCAAGGCCACGGAAAGCCAAGACTGAAAAGAAGCGGGAGGAAGTGATAAAGACTATTGACCCGGCACTCCTCAAGCCCGATGGCTGGGTCGGTGACTGGGCTGAGTTTGTCTGTAAAAATTCCAGATACCCACAGCCAGAGTTGGCACTCGCAAACGCACTGACAATTGCCTCATGCCTGCTGGGCCGGAAGATACGAGACCAGTCTGACGTCAGGCCCAATATATACGTGATTGGTGTCGCTGAAACTGCAATGGGTAAGGAGGCCGCCAGAAAATATACTAAACAACTATTCTCCGAGACTGGTGTCCCCGGCTTTGGTGCTGAAAAATTATCGTCCAAGACTGCAATCGAACGGACACTCGCCGCGACTCCAAACGCACTGTACCTGATCGATGAGTTCAGCCATTATGTGGCGTCACTGCTACATGAGAAGTCAGCTAGTCATCTAAAGGACGTGATGACCTGTTTCATGGAACTGTACTCAAGCTCAACGTCTACATACTTTGGTCAGGACATGGCCAACAGGAAGGGTGACTCCGACAGGTTCGTTATTGACCAGCCAAGTGCGTCAATATACGCCACGACTACTCCAGTGGTCTGGGATCAACTCTCAAGCCGTGCGCTGAGGGACGGGACACTCAATCGGTTCCTTATTATTACTGCGCCTGAAAAGCGGCCCAAGATTAATGACTTCGAGATTGTAAATAAAATACCAAAGAACATAACAAACATGGTCCACCAGTTCGCTAACATGTCCATCAATCCCGCACTCTCGAAGAGACAACATAACCTCGCTGAGACTCAAGCCGCTCAACCAAACCCGAGGGTACTACGCTACGAAGAAAAAGCAAAGAACCTGTTCCTGTCATTCGAGGAGGAGACTCTCAAGAGAGCAGACTCAAGGACAAACCCGACTGCCGTTATGTGGGGACGGGCAAGTGAACTCTCGAAAAAAGTTGCTCTCATTCTAGCTGGGACCAAGTTCGCAGATACTATCTCAGGGGAGGACGCTGAGTATGGGTGCGAGTTGGTCAGACATCTGATCAGTAACTCATGTGTCCAGATTGTCAGGAACCTCAGTGATAACGACAGTGAACGTGAAAGCAAAAGAGTGGAGCAGATAATCAGGAACTCCGGGGATAAAGGAGTCTCTGCATCGAACCTCATTTCAAGAACCAGATTCATCAAGTCAAGAGCCAACAGGAAACAACTCATCGATGACCTGTTTGAGAGTGAGCTAATTAACAAGGAACTCAGGTACATCAACGGTTCCCAGAGGGGGACGCTCTTCTACTTCTGTGAAGAGTAAATTATAATTGTATTACAATTGTAATCTACCGTACAGTTGAGTTCCTTAACAATATCATATATATATGTCTATAATTGTATATATATATAGTATTAGTATGGGTGTTTTTTAAAGGATTCTAAAGGGGGGTGACCGTGCAATTTACAATTATAAAGCTAAGTCACTGATAACTATGGCGGACTCAACTGTATTTGCCCGTACAATTGTAATACAGTTATAATCTACCGAATAACAATTATGGAAGGATAATCATGCCCGGAAGACCAAAGACCAAAGCAAAGAAAGAAATGCAACGACTCAAGATGGATACACCAAAGTGGTGGGATACTCTCTTCGAGTCAATAGCCAAAGGGATGTCCGTGATGGAATGGTGTGCCATTGAAGAAGTACCGTACACCACAGTGCAGGGGAGGATGAAAAGGGAGCCTGACCTCGCGGCCAGATTGTCATACGCTCGCGAAAATCGAGCCTTGGTCCAAGCAGATTTGATCGAGGCGCTGGCCCGGAAGGTCGAAAACGAGGAGATCCGGGCTGACTCTGGGCGTGTGGCTATCGCGGCCCGTCAGTGGCTCGCTGAGAAGCTGGACCCGCACGTTTTCGGCCAGCGTATTCAGGCTGATATCAAGGTACAGGACGTATCTCAGGTGTATCTGGACGAGCTAAAGTCGTTGATGCAGGCAGTCCCGAAGGTAGTCAACCCGGATGAGTGATATCGTTTATATGTACGATATCTATCATTATCGAACATATAGATTTATCGGGAAATGTACAGCGAATGTACAGCATCGGAGGGCTGAGATGCGAAACACAGCAATTGCAAGGGTTTACGAGGGGGAGACACGGGTTGATAGCCCGCAAGCCTCTAGAAATGCACGTTTTTAGCCCCCCGGCCCTTGTCGGAGGT